GAAGCCGTGGCGCGTGCTCGCGTCGATGGGCCTGCTCCGGGGCGCGCTGATTCCGACAGACGAGGCTAGGCGGATTGAGTGGCTGCGCTGCGAGACGTGGTATCCGGCCCCGGCGTGGATGTGTGTCCAACGACCCTATATGCCGTATCTGGGTGACCTCGCGAACGGGTTGCGCGAAGTAGGCTGGAGCGATCACTGCGTGGGGATTGAGATCTGTCAACAGGCCATCTGGCACGGGGCCCGCGTGATCGAAAAGCATGTGCGGTTGCCGCATCAGGCCCGCGAGGGGCGCGCCTTTGAAGCCACGGTGGAGGACTTTAAAGCCCTGCGCACGTTCGCCGATGCGGATCCCCAACGGTTCATCGGCCGATGGCAGCACGCATGAGCCACCCCGCACTCTCGCCGCTCCCGAAAGGGTGGTTTCATCACGGGGAGCAGATCCTCGCGCTCCTGGAGCAGCATCGCCCGGCCGTGGTCGTGGAGCTCGGGACGCACTACGGCGCCTCGGCGATTGCGATGGCGCGCGTGCTGCGGGCGTGGGAGGGCACGCTCTACTGCGTGGACACCTGGTATGGGATGCCCCGGCCGGGCCGGCCTCGCGCGCCGATCAAACTGGCGGCCTGCGCGCAGAATCTGATCATCGCGGACGTGAACGCGTCCATCCGGTTGATCGTGGCCGAGACCGTCGCGGCGGGCCGCGCGTGGCAGGGCCCGCCCATTGATGCGCTGTATGTGGACGCGGATCACACCGAGGCGGGCTGTTACGGGGATCTTGAGACGTGGGGGCCGCACGTGCGATCGGGCGGATTGCTCCTCGGCGATGATGGCGATCATCCGCTCTATCCGGGCGTGCGGATCGCGTGGGAGCGGTACGCGCGCGAGATTGGGATGGCGTTGACGTGGGGCGCGGTGCATGACACCAACCCGCCGGGGATGCGCCTCGTGTCCGGGATCAAACCGTGAAGTATACATGTCAGCGGTGCGGTGCGGCGTTCGACGCCAAGCCATCCAGAAGACAACGATTCTGTTCATGGAGTTGTTCTCTAAAGGGCAACACGAGCGCGAGTAAGCCTCTGGCGCAGCGGTTCTGGACTCACGTTGAACGGAACTCGCAGGACGCATGCTGGATCTGGATCGGCAATACCAATCATTCCGGCTATGGAATCGTGGCTGTCATGCGGCCTGATGGCACCAAGCGACAAGTCATGGCCCATCGCATCGCGTACGAGTTAGCGGTCGGTGAGATACCGAGTGGATACAGAATCTTGCACTCGTGTGACAACCCGCCATGTGTGAACCCGAGGCACCTTCGCGTGGGCACAGATGCTGACAACGTCGCCGACATGCACGCGCGTGGGCGTTACCGAGGCGGCTACAACAAACTCACCAAAGATCAAGTGTGTGAAATCCGAGAACTATTACGCGGCGGGCTAAGACAACGCCAAATCGCAGATAGATTTGGCATCGATCCCAGCAGCGTCTCAAACATCGCACTGGGCAAGGTATGGCGCTCCGCGTAGCTGTCATCGTCACGGCGCGCCCGAGTTGGGCGAAGCTGGAGCCGGTGTGTCGCGCGCTGCAGGCCCGGCCCGACGTGGAGTTGCAGCTGATTGTCTGCGCGAGTGCGCTGCTTGAACGGTACGGAAAGGTCGTGGACGTTGTCACAGCCCAAGGCTACCCCGTCGCGGCCGAGTGCTGGAGCACGTACGAAGGCGCGACGCTCCTCACGAGCGCAGCCGAGACTGGTGCTCTCCTCACGGCGCTCGCTAGCACGTTGTCTCGCCTGTCCCCGGATGCGGTCGTTGTGTGTGCAGACCGCCATGAAGTCCTCGCTGCCGCTCAGGCTGCCAGCTATTTGCACGTCCCTCTCCTGCATTTGCAGGGAGGTGAGCGTAGCGGCAGTCTTGACGACAAGGTTCGGGATTCAATCACGCAACTTAGTGATCAGCACTGCGTTTCGACGGAACGCGCCAGATGTCGTGTCTATGGCTTAACGGGGGACTGGTCAGCGATTTACCTCACGGGGTGCCCCTCGATTGACCTCGCGCGCGAGGCCCTCGACACACCCAAGGTGACGTTTGCGGAAATCGGCGGCGTGGGCTACACGTTCGATCTGACTGAGCGGTTCCTGGTGATCCTGCAGCATTCGGTGACGAGCGAAGTGGACGAGGCCGCGGCGCAGATGCTGACGACGCTGGACGCGACGCGAGGCGTTCGGCGGATCGTGTTCTGGCCGGGTGAGGATGCGGGCCAGGAGCGGATGGCGAAGGTGCTCCGCATGACGCCGGACGTGCACACGGTGCGCAACCTGCCGCCCCAGCGGTTCTTACGGCTGTTGACGCAAGCCGCGTGTCTGGTGGGGAATAGCAGCGCGGGCATCCGCGAGGGCAGTTATCTCGGGGTGCCCGTGGTGAATGTGGGCAGTCGCCAGCGAGGGCGGGAGCGCGGGCCGAACGTGATCGACGTGGGCCATGACCAGGACGCGATTCGCGCGGCGGTGGCGCGGCAGATCGATCACGGGCACTATCCCCGGGCGACGCTCTACGGGAAAGGAGATAGTGGTGAACGCATCGCCCAAGTCATATGTGAGGGATCCTGTGTCCGGGCGGTACGTTCAAGTCCCGCCGGACCAACGCTTTTGGGCTCACGTTCGAAAGGCTGATGGATGTTGGGAGTGGACAGCGGCACGCAGCGGCAGCCATCTCTACGGACATTTCGCCCTGACTCACAGATTGGCCACTCCTGCGCATCGGTATTCGTACGAGTTAGCCTTCGGTGCGATTCCTGACGGGCTACTCGTGTGCCATCGCTGTGACAATCCGATCTGTGTACGGCCTGATCATCTGTTTCTCGGAACGGCCCTCGATAATGTGCGCGATGCGTGCGCCAAGGGGCGGGCTGTGACTGGGACACGGGTGAAGGGTTCCGCCACCCCAAAACTCACAGAGGAGATGGTTCGGCAGATTCGCCACGAGCGGGCGACTCAAGGCACGTCCTACCTGAAGTTAGCGGAGAAGTATGGCGTGAACTTCTCAGCGATTGGCCATGTGATCACACGGCGCAATTGGAAGCACGTCGCATGAGTAACGTCCTGGCCATCGTGCCGGCCCGCATCGGCTCCAAGGGCGTGCCGCGCAAGAACTTCCGTGATCTGTGCGGGGTGTCGCCCGTGCAGCGGGCGCTCGAAGTCGCGCTGGCCGTCGGGTGTGATCCGATTGTGTGGACGACGGATCGGCTCCATGGGCCAGAGGTGCACGACGTCGCGCCGTTCCGCTACCTGTACGCGCCCGCCCCCCTGCATACGGACACCTGCCCGATGATCGACGTCGTGCGGGACGTCCTCGACCGTGTGCCCGGCCCCGAGGACCAGATCATCGTCCTGCTTCAGCCCACGCAGCCGTTGAGAACCCCCGCCCATGTCCAGGCGGCGATCGCGCTCTTGGAGAAGAGCGGGGCCGATAGCGTGGTGAGCGTGGTGGCAGTCCCAGCCGCGTATCGGCCCGAGTTAATGTGCTGGATCGGCGAGCTCTCGGGGTATCTGTGCCCGTTCGACGTGATGCGGGGGCTCCTCGGCGGGGAACCCCGCGATTGGTCGCGCATCCCGACGCGGCGGCAGGAGACCAAGGCGGGGATGTACCTCCGGGACGGCACGGTCTACGCGTTCCGCCGCGCGACGGTCCGCACCTATGGGCACCTCTACGGCGTGCACGTGCGCGCGCTGCTCATCCCCCAAGACGAGACCTGCCCGTTAGATACCCTCGCGGATTGGGCCGAGGCCGAGCGCCGCCTCCGTGACAGACTAGGTCACCCCGCGATCGCCGAACCGCAGCGTGCGGGGTGAGCGCGGGCGCGGACTGGATTAGCCTCGCCGCCTATGCCCGCCTCTACGGCGTGCACCGCAACACGGTCCATAAATGGCTCGAGGCGGGCCTCCTCGTGACCTACCGCGTGGGCCATGTCATCCGCGTCAAAGACGCCCCGCCCCTCCATTCCACCCCGAAAGGCCAGTTTCAGCAGAAGCCGCGTCAATAGCCATCTCCGCACATCTCCGCACATCTGGTCACAAACTGTCAGGTAGTCCCTTCCCTCCTCACACACTTACAGCGCACTCTCTCAGTGGGGCCTTGCGCTGAGCGCAACAGGCGCGAAGAGGCCCCCCGGCCCACCAGGCCGGACAGCCCGTCTCCCGATGCCCAAAAGCTTAAGCGACTCCTCGCAGCTGACGGACGACGACAAGGCCCTCGTCCTGACCCTTGCCCAACGCGACCTCTCCCAAGCCGAAATCGCCCACATCGTTGGTTGTCACCAGACCAGCGTGGGTCGCTGGCTAAGTAAGTTCGACTCCACCGTCACCGTGGCCCGGAAACGAGGGCTTAACCGCGCGCTTGAAGTCGTGGAGGCCGCCTTCGATGGGGCCGTGAAGGCCGCGAAAGACGGCAAACCCGAGCATGCGATGGAGTTAGCGGACCGCGTGGGTGCGGTGCTGAAGCGCCAGGCGGAGGCGAGCTCGAGCCAGGTGCAGATCGTGATCGGCATGCCCGGGCAACCTGCTGGTCCTGCGCCGATCTTCACTGAGCTGGTTTCGCCTTCGACTTTCGCCCCTGTGTGTAGTGAATAACTACGCACTAAGTCGTTGCGTCTATTGACCTGCGTATTGTCTTCGCGTCCGATAACGGGGGTTATGGTTACCTGGAAAGTGCGCCGTTACACAGGCCGGCCGTGACCAGGGGCCGTGCCTTCCGGGAACGACCTTCGATGGGGGGCCCCACCCCTCCCTCGCGCCCCACAGCGCGCGGAATTTTCCTGGGAAATGCGAATGGCTGAGCTAGGCGGCTGGTGGGTGGTGGGGCTGGTCGTGTGGGTCGTGCTGCTGCGCTGGGTGGCGGTGTGGGCGATGCTGAGGTGGCTGTGAATGGCTGACCTGACGACGTTGCTGTCGAAGTTCCTGGAGCAGTTGTATGCGGGGAATGTGCAGGCGAGCGGGGATGGCACGTCGTTGTTGCCGGCGTATAGCTTTGCGTCGGAGCCCACGTTGGGGTTCTATCGGTCGTCGTCGGGGATCGTGACGTTGGCGGGCGGCGCGTTCGCTGCGGCGACCTCCATCAATGCCGGGACGAGCGTGAGCGCGGCGGCGACGAGTTTCTTCACGTGGGGCGGCACGCGGAATCGGCTCCTGGCCCCCATCGATGGGCAGATGACGATGGTCAATGTGGCGACGACCATCGGGGCGCTGTACAAATTCGATGCCCTCCCGACGCTGTCTTCTGGCGGCGGCGGCACGGCACCGGCCGCCGTCACGGCGGGCAGCACCCCGCTCGCGGGCTCCGTCAACGTGGGCACGGGGGTGATCACATCCCCGATTGTCATCAACTTCAACGGCACGGCGTTTCCCTCGGCGCCGTTTGTGGTCTGTAACGATGGGCAAACCGCCATTGCGGTGCGGGCCACCGCGACCACGACACAGCTCACGCTGACCTCGGCCGCCTTCGTGGCGAGTGATGTGATCAGCTGGATCTGCATCTCGAGCAAGTGATGACGCTGGATCCGGGGACGCCGGACGTCCAGTTGCGGCTCCTGATCGCGGAATTCGTGATCACGATTGCGGCGCTCGAAGCCCAGAAGGCGGCCTTGAGCGCCGAGAAGGCGGATCTGGTCCGGCAACTGGCCGAGGCGCTCGCGCCGCAGGTGCTGCCATAGCGGTCTGCTGTTGGTGTACCGCACCCTTGGGGCAGGACGCGGGCGGGATCTGGTGGTGCCCCCAGCCGCCCTGTTGGCGGCGGCAGCAGGAGCACGGGCTCGGCGTGGCGGGGGCGGGCGGGGCGTGGACGTGGCTGTATGTGCCCACGCCGAAGCAGGTGGAGTTCGATGCTTGTCCCGCGAAGTATCGGTTGTATGGCGGGTCGGCGGGCCCCGGCAAGAGTCACGCGGCGCGGTATCGGCTGTATCGGAAGTGCCTCCGGATTCCTGGCTTTGAAGCGTTGCTGTTGCGGCGGACGTTTCCCGAGCTGGAGAAGACGCATCTCCGGCGCATGGCGACCGAAGTCCCGAGGCTGGGGGGCGAGTTCATCGAGAGCAAGCGGCTCGCGCGGTTTCCCGGGCCCGGGGGCGCGATCAGTTTGATTGAGTGCGGCCACATGGAGAACGCCGACGACGTGAACAAGTATCTGTCCACGGAATACGACGACATCACGGTGGACCAGGCCGAACAACTGGATCCGGAGCCGTTACTCGAGTTGAGCACCCGGGCGCGGACCAGTAAACCGCGGGTCTTGGCCGAAGGCGGTGCCACGTTCACGCTGCTCGGCAACCCCGGCGGGCCGTCCGCCCCGTTGCTCCTCGACCTGTTTATTGACCATCAGCCCGACTTTGAGGCGTTTCCGGCCCTCGCCGCGGAGTATCGCCCCGAGGAGTGGGTCTACACCCCGGCGACACTGGACGATAACCCGTATATCGACCCCACGTATACCGCCGCCCTGGCCGTCCTGCCGAAGTGGCGCTATGAGCAGCTCCGGAATGGCGATTGGCGCGTGTTCTCCGGGCAGTTCTTTTCTGAATGGCAGGAACGGATCCATGTGGCGACCCTCGAACCCTCCCGGGAGGCGCGGTGGTTCCGGTCCTTGGACTGGGGCCGCAATCAGCCCGGGTGCGTCCTCTGGTGGGCGCAACTCCCCGATCATCAGCTCTACCTGCGCCGGGAATGGAAATTCCAGGGCATGAGCGAGCAGGAAGTCGCCGTGGGCATTCGGGCGATCGACCGGGAACTCGGGCTCGAGCGCCTAGCCTACACCGCCGCCGACCCCTCGATCGTGAACCAGACCGGGGCGACGCATCAGCAGGGCAGCTTTCAGGGGCAGTCCATCGGGGAAACCCTCGGGCACTACCAGGTGCCGGTCATCAAGGCGGATAACGACCGCTTCAACGGCTGGGGGCGCTGTCATGCACTGTTGCGGCTGGCGCCGAGTGGCGTGCCGTGGCTCCAGGTGCATCCGGAGTGCCGGTATCTGATCCGCTCGATTGCCGGGGCCGTGAGCGACCCGAAAGATCCGGACGATGTGGACACGGCGAGCGACGATCACGCGCTGGACGCGTGGCGGTACGGGGCGATGAGCCGGCCGCACCCGCTCGGGACGAAGAAGACGCGCACGCGGTACGCCGAGGGCACGATGGGCGCGCTCCGGCACGCGGTTACCTCGAGAGGCTCCACCCGGCTCGGATCGGAATCGGTGCGCCGTGCCAGCTGACGTGAAATTCTGGCGTGACGAGCTCGCGCGCTCGAAAGCCGTCGCCGAGCCCCTCTGGCCCGGGTGGCAAACCAACGTCGATTACTACACCGGCACGAGTGCGGACGCCCGCGCCGCGCAGGCGAACAACCGCGACTACGTGAACATCAACGCGGATTTCTACCAGGTCGAGCTCAAACGCGCGCAGCTCTTCTTCGAACGCCCCGATCTCCAACTCGAACGCAAGGGCACCTTCTTTCTCGCCGATCCGATGCACCCCGAGGGCAAGCGCGAAGCCACGCCCGAGGAAGTCGGCGTCATTCTCCACGCCCACAAGATCCTCCTGAACGAACTCCTCGGGACCGATCACGCAGACGTGCTGACGACGGTCAAAACCGCGCTCAAGGATTGCCTGTGCCCCTCCGGGTTTGGCGCGACCAAGATCGGGTACGAGCCGACCGTCGAAGAGATGGCCCCGCCCGCGCAACTCGGCGACATGATGGGCCTCAAAGAGACCATCAGCAAACCGATTCACGAGTGCTGGTACTGGAACCGGATCCCGCCGAAGAAATACCGCATCCCGGCCGCGTTCTTCGATACCAACTACGACAAGGCGCCGTGGCTGGGGATGGATTTCCGGATGCCGCTCGCGCTCGCGCGCCGCGCGTTCAACCTGCCGCCGACCTTCGAAGGCACGCGCACCCGCGACGAGCGCGTCTTGAACGATCAGGCGCAGCGCCAGGGTAGCGACTCCGATCTCGCGTATGTGGACGGAACGGAGATCTGGTACTACGCCTCGCAGGTGGACCCCGACGCGATCCATCCGCACCTGATGCGCCGGCATGTGCTGATCGAGGGGATCGAGGACTTTGTCGAGAAGTCCGTCGATTCGCCCTATCAGACACTCTTACCGACGGGGCGCCTGTCCGGCGATTCGCTGATCGGGAATCCGATCCACGTCTGGACGCTCCGTGACGTGCCCGACTCCGCGTATCCGCCGAGCGATTGCACGATGACGCGGCCCCTGGTGCGCGAATTGTGCACCTTCCGCACGCAGATGGTGCAGGCCCGCGACGCGAACCGCCCGCGCGTGCTGTATGACGCGACCAAGCTCACGCC